GATCGACTGAGACATGTTGATCTCGTCGAAGCCCAGCACGCCCATGCCCATCATGCCGTTCTTGAACTGGCGGCTGATGGTGTCGGTGGGGTTGAACAGACCTTTCATGCCCTCGACCAGGCCAGCGTTGGCAGCCGGGTTGACGGTGGCGTAGCGCGGCGACATGACCGCAGCAGCCTCGTTCAGCTTCTGCTGGGCTTGCAGCAGAACCAGCGAGGTGGCGGGCGTGGTGCCGGGGGTGCCGACGGACTGATAGATGTTCTTGAAGCTGTTTGCCACATCGGCGTCGATGGACGAGGCCAACTGGCTGATACGAGGCTTCAACACACGCTCTGCGAAGTCGTCCAACTGCATGGTCAGTTCGGCAGACGTGAAGTTCACGCCGATGTGCTTCTGGGAAGCAACAGTCAGGGTGGTGAACTGCTCGTTGTCGTCCTGCACTTGCAGGGCGGCGCCGTCGGTGACCAGAGCGCGGTCAGGCAGACGGATACGCAGGGTAGAACCAATCTTGGCACCTTCAACAGCGAAGCTGTCGTCGTACTGACGGTTCACGTTGCGGGTGATCACCAGGTTGTTCTCGAGGATCTCGAGAGCCTTCCGGGTGATCATGTCAATGGTGAGAATACTATTCGCCATGATGCGAGTCCTTTCAGAGTTTTAGCGGTTCATTTGCGCTTGCATCTTTCGCATCTGCCGGGCGCGTTCAGCTTCAATCCATTCCGACGTACTCATGGCCTTCACAGAGCGAGGGTCAGTTGTGTCGTAGGACGGGTTGCCACTGGTTCGTGCTGTCACAGGTGTAATCGGTGCAGGTGCAGACGTAGTTGGTTTCACGGGAGGACTTGCGGCCAGTTTGGCCTCGATCTTCCCAATCTCTCGAGCCTGCAAAAGCGGCGACAGTTTGGAAATGCGATCGGCTTCCTTCGGGTTGGTGCCTAGCCAGTAGGCTAGGTCCGGCCCCATGTCGGATGCCTTGATCGTCTCGGCCATCACGTCGGTGACTCGAAGTTGCGGGTTGTAGGCGACTTGTTCGAAGTCGTCATACTTGGCCCTGGCTTCTTCCTCACGCTCGGCGTAGGCGTCGTTGATCGCAGCTTGCTGCTTCTGGTACTCACGCTGTGCAAGCAGTTCTTCGGCCTTTCGGACTGCCAGTGCTTCCGCATAGGCTTCCGGGGACTCAAACTGATCGACAGGCGGGAGTTCCTTGGGCTGCTTGACCGCTTGCATCTCTGCAAGTTTGGCCTGCTGCTCACGTTCCCATTTGCGTTGCTCTCTTGCAAGACGCTTGCTGATCATCGCATCGATTTCAGCTTGAGAGAACTTTTTCTCTTCAGCCTGTTCGTTGCTCTGTTCAGCGACTTCCGGCGCATTTTGTGCCTGATCCGTGGTGGCCGTCACCTCGGGGGCTTGCGCGGATTCAACTTCCGCTAAGTTTTGACTTTCGTCGTTCATGGTGTTTCCGTAGAAACCCCGGTCTACTGGGCCGGTACAGTTCTCAGATTATGCGCTCAGAATGCGCTTGTCAAGACTAGTTTGGAATGCGAAGCAAACGGTAGCCGGTGCCACCAGAATCGGCTGCACCAACAGATACGATGTTTGTGCCACCGCCACCTTCAACAATCAAAGTGTTCGCAGGGTAGCGAGCGGCGCCAGACGACACATAAAACTGATCTGTCGCGTTGGGGCCAATGATTAAGGGCGTTCCAGAAACAATCGTCGGAGCAACATAAACTCCAGCCCCATCTGTCAACGTGTTGTTAAGGTACGAAGTTTTGCTATTTTGGTTGTGGCGCAAAGAAATTGCGCCGCCAATGTGGTTGTTGCTGAAGATTTGTTGGTAGGTAGGGTAGCCAGCGCCGCCTTGAACATCAACGCCGACGGCCGATCCATTTACAACATTGTTTCCGATGGTGTTTTGGCCTGCATTTTTTAAGTATAGGCCGGTTTGAAATCCAACAACACTATTGCCAACGACAACAGCGCCGTATGAGTTTTCGTCTAATTTTATGCCTTCAGTTGGCGCACCGCCTGCCCCAACCATGTAATTATTGACAATGTGAGTTCGATTTGCGTCTGAATAAACGCCTATCCCACTGACATTGCAGTTGAATTTGTTGCCTTGAAAAAGATTGCGGTCAACGGTTGCTTGGCTGACCACATAAGCAACAGCAACGGTGCTGCCTTCAAAAGTTCCGTTTATAACATCTGTTCCATACGCGCCGAGCGCCAAATAAACAGAATATTTACCTGCGTCAGATGTACAGGAATCTAATGTGCAATATTCCGAAGCAAGATAGTAGTTGGCGTTTGACGTTCCGACAGCATAAGTTTCGGCGGCGTAGATATCTCGCAAGATGCAGCCGTAGCTGCCCGCGCCGATGTTGATTTGGTTCGTGCCAAACCCAGCAACCGTCATGCGCTCCATCATTGTGTTGAAACGATTGGTGATCTCAATCCCGTTGCCAGCACCGTAGACAGGGCGATTGCCGATGACGTTGATGTTTTGGATAAGCGTGTCGCTGAATGCAGGGGACACTGAAGTGATCGACAGCACAGGCCCAGCAAAAAAAGCGTTCAGGCTTGTCCCCGCTGTTGTCGGGCCTTGGCCGCGCATCGTAGAGCCAACGATTTTGATGTTCTTGGGAACGGTCAAGGCGCTGGTTACTTTGTACGAACCAGCAGGAATAAAAAGCGTGTTGCCTTGGGCTGCGTTCAGCGCCGCTTGCAGCGCCGCCGTGTCGTCAGCTACGTTGTTGCCAACCGCGCCAAAGTCTTTGGCGTTGACAACATTGTCAGCGATCATTGAATACGTTACTTTAGTCAGCGACATAATTTCTCCATTAAACGGTGTAAGTGACACAGTAAGCAATTGTGTAGTTTGTACCGCCAGGATACGTTCCATCATAGAAAACGGTGAAGGCCCGTGTCGCGCCAGAATTTACCGACCCGATTACGCCCTTGCCCGTTACAGCACCTTCTCGGCCGGTTACGCCACCAGAATCCGCCCCAGCAGTAAACGGAAAATTTTCTAACCACAATCCAGTAGCGCCCGTGCCGTTGTTTGTAATAGTGACCGTTGCTGTCAAAGTCACTAAGCGACCAATGCGGGTGTACCGACCAGATGCGGTGTAGGATGTAATTGTCCCCGTCACTGAAGCAATCGTGGGGGTGTAAGTCCCCTCCTCATACCAGTTCAGCAACTGGCTCGTCATCCCCGCTGCGGGGGTGTTGGCGGTGAAGTTGACGCCTTTGGCTGCGGTGCCTTGGATCAGGTTGCCAGTTTTGATGGTTAGATCTTTGTTGGTAACGTCAAGTTCCAGCGAAGATGTTCCAGCAAACCCCCACTCATGCGTCCCACCAAAATTCATCAAATATGATGGCTTGCTTACGCCGCGATCCACATACAACATTAGGCTGTAGCCGTCGCTGTGTGTTTGAATGTAATTCGTGGTTGCGCTGCTTACGGTTGCAAAATTTACCTTTGCCGCCGTTGAATCAGTCAAATTGATGTTGTTGCCAAACGATTGAGCGCCGGTAAACGATTGCGCCGCATCGGTTCTAGCTGCGGTGAAGTTGGCGTTGGGCACCGTCATCACGCGAGTAGTGCTGGCGGCAGGCCCAGCAACTTGCAACACGCCGCTGGTGGCGTTGGACTGAAGCTGCGTAGGCCGCAAGCTGTTGTTTGTGACTTTGACAGTCGTTCCGCTTTGCACGATAGGCAAAACTTCCGTACCGTCTAACGGAAGCGTGGCAGCAGTAAGCGCAGAAATCTTTTTGTCAGCCATGATCTTTCCTTAAAGTTTCAAAACCCAAACTTGCCAAGTGCCACTTGCCAAATTAACGGGCGCGCCTGTGTTGTTATCAACGCGGATCCGAACGGAATTTCCACTATCTACATACGCTGTGGCGGTCATGCCTTGCAAATCGTAAGGCGCAGCCACAAGAACTGGATTTCCAAACGCGGCATCAACAACGGTAATTGCGGGTGACGTTTCACCACTGCCACTTGCAATGCTACCTGGATTCCACACCACAGACCCAGGCACCGTGGTAATCATGTTTTGTGCAAAATCCGTTGTACCGTAATCCGAAACGCGGTACGTATGCACAAAATTTGTAAAAGCGTCGTTCTTATTGCCTGTAATATTGATTTGATTTGCCGTAGCAGTGCCAGACGCAGGGCCAGAACCATCATCATTGTTGAGCAGCCACAAGTCACCAGAAACCGCAGGGGTGTTGGTGAACACGTTGTTCATAATTTCAGCATTTGTGAAATTGAACATGCAGCACTCACCAACTGTGCCGACTGAATTGTGGCTGAACGCTTGGGCGCCGTAAGCCATGTAGATTGACCACTGAGTCGGGCCGTTGGCAGTGACGTTGTAGATGCGGTTGTAAACCGCCCGGCATGACCCGTTTGCGGAATATAGCGCGGTTTCAGCGCCATCAATGTAATTGGCCTCCACCAACGCCTCGTAGCCCGCAGTACCCGCAATGTAAATCGCTGCCAGCGTGTCAGTGATGGTGTTGTCTTTGATCGTCATCGAGTCGCCATCGCTGATGCGAATGCCAGCCGTAGCATCATCAATGACGTTGCCGAGATAGGAGTTGTTCAAGAAACGAGCGACCGCGCCTGTACCTGACACACGAATGCCAATCTTGTCGTCCGTTGAGTA